CTATCTACATAATTCACTATAAACCTTTTTTGTGTTCAAAAACTTTGAAACAGTATCCAGAACTTTATCTTTTTTCTCAAATAATCTTTTAAAATCAAATATTGTTAATCCTGTAATTTCTTCCGTATCAAAATCCTTAAATATGACCAGATGATCTATATCTTCTTCTCCATAAGAATTAGAAGAAGTCCTGAAATTAACGTATAATATATCATATTTACTATCATACGTAATATTATTTATGATATATTTCATTTTCAGGCCCTCCTTTTATCTTTTTAGTAGTATATGCTGTGATTGTAGTATTTGTGTACTCATCAACACATTCAGTGACAACCTTTGTATATGCATGCTTTCCTGTTTGAAGAGTTTTTGCTTTATAATAATCTTCTCTATTAGCATGCTCAGGATTTTGATAAATATAATCCGGAGAGTTTAATGTTGATTCTATGATACTTGGTGTAATTTCTGTATGTCCGTGAGGTTGTATGTGTCCATAGTAATTACTTGACGATACGGTAATCGTTTTACCTCTTGGGTCTTTTGTAGATAACGGCAATTTTCCCATAACGGCACGCTACTCTTTAAGATGAGGATTTCTGACATTTATTTTTCCGTTTTCATTCTCATATAGCTCTACTGATTGAGCTAATAATGAACTTAGCACTTTCAATAATTGTGGACTTATTCTTACCCTAACTCCTTTTTCTAACTCCGTTTTCCCACCTTCCATCATAATTTCCTTTCCGAATTCCATCACGCACTCAAACATAGAAGTGTTAACACTAATATTGTTTGCATAATAATCGATAATTTCTATTTTCTTATTCTCATCCATCTTTCCCACTCCTTTTCTGTATCTTCATTATACAACAAATATTGATATTTGGTATAAATTATATATGTCTTTTTGACTATCTTTTTATATCTTCTTAAATGTCCGTAAAGCCTTATTTTATCGGCTCTACGGGCATTTTGCTTTTGTTGTAAACCTCACATATCTAGGTCTATCTTCTTATATTTTCGCTATCAAGCGTGGTTAAAATCGTGGTAAATTCGTGGTAAAATGGTTATTTTTCTATACTTTAAAATGATTGAAAGTATAGTGTTTATATGGATAATCAAAAATTATATATATAATTTAATAGAAATTATATAAAAAAAAGCCACCCATCCCCGAAGGAATGAGTGGTTATTTTCTTATTCCAGGTCTGACTTACGTACCCAGCTCATGATTTCTTTCAGTAGTACCTTATCCCTGCTGATCTGCATGACTGTGTAAGTCGTACCTTTTACAAACGCCGGAATGCTCTGCCCTGTTGCATATGTCTTTGCCGTCTTTTTAACTTTGACCTTTTTACCGACTGCAATCACCGCAGCTGCGCCGGTCACCTGTAAATCGGATGTTTTAACCCATGATACAAGCTCTTTGATTAAAGCCTTGCTGCCGGATACCTGCTGTACAGTGTATGTATTGCCTTTAACCCACGCAGGGATTGTCTGACCTGTAGCGTACTTTTTAGCACTGGACTTGATTTTGACCTTATTGCCCGCCTTAATGCCGGTTGTAGTCGGCTTACTAGTGGATGGTTTTGCTGCCTCTGCTTTCGGCAGTTTATCATGTACCAGATATCCTAAAAATTTCATGCCTTTGTACCCGTTCGGATTTCCTTTCACATATTCAAACATTGCCCCGCCGTAGTTGGACTGGCTCCATGCGATCGTGTTGGTGTCAATAAGCTCCTCGCATACTGCAACATGTCCCCACTGTCCGGACTGCCAGATCATGAGTGCACCCTCTACAGCATATTTTGAGCGTTTAAAGCCGTCTGAATAGTTATCCCACAGCTCCTGTGCGCCGTTTACTCGTGGGCTATCCAAATACTCCTCTCGCCCTAAAATCTCGCTGATACGAGCTGTAGCATAGGTAAAGCAGTTCGGCATATTCACGCCGGTTCTGCGCACTGCCCAATCCATCCAATTACTGCCTGTCAATCCGGACAGGCTTGTTCTTTTCTTAAATGTCATTTTTGTTTCCTCCTATTTTTCCATAAGGTCATCGATTCTATGATGAGCTGATTTGATACTGTTTTCCGCAACTGCCATACGTTCAACGACATTGTTGTGCTTTTCTACCTTTTTTGTAAGGTCGTCTATTTTATACTGCATGACGGCTGTCGATTTGTTGTTGATCACTACCGTTGCTATCAATGACGGTATGGCTGTGCATACGCCTCCAATCAGAGCCACAATAATTACATCCGACATGTCTTACTCCTTAGCATCCACCGCAGCTGCGACCTCAGAGGGTTTACCATTAAGGATATTGATAAACGTACTATATGCATCCTTGATATAGCGCCATGCTGCTACACCGATTGTAGCGGCAATCATAGCCACAGTGATGAGGTCATGTACCTGCTCATTGATATCTGGCACATACTGCGTGAGCAGCGTTGTGGCTGCATCTACAGCGGCAACCATCAGCATTGTACCAAAGACCAGCACCAAGGCCTTTTTAACGCCCTGCCACAGCCGTTTAGCGTCAAAGTGCTCCCCTGTGATGTTGATATTATGGTAAAGGCTCAGCACCACGTTAGATGCAAAAGCCAGTAACAAAATAGCGTAGCAGACCAGCACCATGCTGAGGTCTGCCAGTAAAACAGTGTAAAGCATATCCATGTTTCTTCTCCTTTCGCCTGTTAAGGCATTAAAGAGAGCCTATGTGCGGCTCTCTAATTGCTGTATTCTATATTGTAATTGCGATATCTCAAAGTCTCGTTTCTGCAGCTCCTGCGCATCCTGCTGTCGGCTGACCTTTATGCTCAGCAGCTCATTGTCAATGGCATCCACACGCTTTATGGTCTTTTGTACCATGTGCATGTTTAGGGATGTCAACTGTTCGTAGGAAATGGAGTAGGAATCTTCTCGTATATCATGCTCATATAAAGCAAATTCATTTTCACTGATTCCATTTTTATCCATTGCCTCTTTTACCCATTGTGCAATTAGTCCACACTGAGTTTTACCAGGTGTACTGATAAGCTCATACGTTACAGGTTTTAAATCCATATACAAACTTTCATACCGTACATCATATTTTTTCACGTTCGTTTTAAGCCGTATATCGGACGATGTACTGCACGTATTGGCGGCATATAATCGGTACCATCTATATGATGCCCCACTGCCACCTAATGCTGTTCCAGCTTGCAGTGGCCTGAAAAACCCAGAGCTCCAGTTTGCGTCATAGTATTTACCATAATGCTCTAGGCGCCCGTTGCCATAGCTGGAAAAAATAATACTTGCAGCCGCTGAAATACCTGCTTCACCCGTATTACCGTACGCATAAACACTTGTACTCCCTGACATCAAAGCACAACGATAATTTGAGTTTACTGTGATATAGTTATAGCTATTTGTGTAAAGGTTACGGATGTAATTTGATGAATTGAAGTAAATGTACTTCGTGGTATTTACATTCTGATTAAGATAGATATTATTACCGACGGTCAAGTTAGTTGAGACGCTAATCGTCGTATTAGACGTAAGGCTACCTGCCGTTACCGTGCCCAGATTTGCGGTTAGAGCGCTCAATGACGTTACACTGATTTTATCTGCTGTAATTGTCTTAGAGGCTATCTTTGCACCTGTGATGGTGTTAGCTGCTATCTGAGTGGCTGTAATAGTGCCTGATGCAATTTTCGCCGCTGTTATCGTACTTCCAGCTATTTGTGTTGCTGTGATACTGCCTGATGCGATTTTTGCAGCTGTAATAGTTCCGGTTTTGATATTTCCGCCGTCTATTGTTGTTTGTCCGCTTGTAGACAAATTTGTCATAGTGACATATCCTGTAAGCTCTAGCTTACTCGCCTGTATCTTAATCGCCTCCGCAGACTGGTTGATCGTGGATATGATCGCACCCTTGTCAGTCTTGTTTGCCACTGTCGTACTCAATCCGTTTACCGTAGCGGTAATCTCAGTTACTTTGCTGCTGGCGCTGTTTGCCGTAGTCTCAGCCGTTGATATCCTGCCACTAAACCCATCAACAGTAGCTGATAGCTCCGTAGCCTTAGTAAGTGCATTTCCGGCTGTGGTTGTTGCTGATGTGATACGGGCATCAAAGCCGTTGACTGTCTGCTCTAGCGTTGAGGTTTTATCTGATACAGTCTTTATTGATGCATCTACATCCTCGGGAGCTGGCACCCACGTTGGAGCCTTGTCTCCCTCCACCAAGATAAGGCTGTGATACCATATGATATCACCGACCGCCCATATGGATGAGGCGAAAAAAGTAAATTGATAATGGGTATCCCCGTTAGCGGTAAATGTGTGCGTAAATCGTTTCCATCCATCTGTTATGTCACAATATACTAAACCTCCCTGTTCGCTCCCGAGAGATATTCGACTATTTTTAGATGTCTTAACATATATAGACCATGTATATTTTTTCCCGGGTTCCAATCTGCGGGGAATGTGATGGTAAAAACCTTGTGCGCCCGCTGCTGTGCAAGTTGCCTGCGTTGCCTTACCGCTAATTGCTGTTGTCTCATCCACAATTTGTGCAGACCATTTGCTTGTTATGGAGTAAACAGTAGCCTTATCAGGTCTAGTGTTTGTAATAAGATTTCTCCCGCCAATTTCCATATTGTTGAGATTTTCTATGCTAGTAGAGTGACTAGACACCGTACTGTTAATGCCCGATACGGTCTGTATGAGGCTGCTGTAATTGGTCTGCAAGGTTGACACATCACCTTTTGCCTGCGACACGTCGGTAATCAGTGATGAGATTTTGCCTTGCTCCAATGACAGCGCCGTACTCAGCGTGCTTATGTCACCTGTAATGGTGTTATACACGACGGACAAAGATTGATTTGCACCATCAACTAAAATATGGCTGGACTTAATCACCTCTGTACCGTCATTGATCTCTTTTACTAATGATGTGATGTTAATCTTATCACCTGATATATTGGCATTGTCGGCCACCATGCTATCTACGATAATAGGCCGTTGTATACCTGATGCGGTTATGCCTGTTGCATCAAACATCAGCTTTCCGGCGGCATCCCAGACATACATGTTGTAGTCTCCGGATGCGTCCTTGCCGATTTGCACTCTTGGCCTTGTTGCATCCTTTATCTGGAGGGTCTCGCCGTATATGTCCAACCGTCCAGACTGTGACTTAAAGTGTATACTGCTAGCATCAATCGTACCGGCTGTGACTTTATCAGCTGCTACACTGTCAATCATGGCCGACTTTATCAGCGCATTGGATATCGTTGTGTTCTGAGCGTTTAAGACTATGGTCTGTGTACTGCCTGCTGTAACACTGCCTGCGAGCAGGGTGTTGACACGCTCTAGGTCTACATCCAGTACATGCACCTCGGCTTTGGTGGCGTATAGTTCCTGTACATATTCTTTGGATACATAGGATGTTTCAATTTGCGCAACCTTTGCAGTAAGCTCTGTAACATCCAGATTTTCAATCTCTGCGTCCAGTGCGGTGAGCTTTTTATTGACCTCTAGGTAATTGGTGTTTATGGTTTCAAATTCTCCCTCAAAAGCTGTGATTTTGTCTGTGATGACTTGTTTTGTGCTTACGAGGTCAGAGTAAGTCCTATCCACTTTTGTCTGTAAGGGACCTTTGTAACCTGTATCCTGCTCCTGCTCAGTCTTACCTTTAGACTGTATGGTGCCGTAAAATCCACCATCACAATTAAACTCAAAATCCATTAAAGGGATAGCGTAAACATTACCGGCGTTATCCATTACACGCACGAGGTCACCTGCCTCAACATCAGGTTGAGCCATGCGCCAGTTTAATTTGGCGGCTCTATACGTAAAGCCCTTAATCCGGTTGTATAAGACAGTGATACGCTCCTGGGTCATGCCTGGGCAGCTAAAATAGATGCCAACGCCGGTTCCCGCAGACACAGAGTGCTCCTCGTCGATTGTACAATCCAACCGGTTAATAAAGGTGTCTTCCTCATCCATTTCCAGCGGATCAGCAAATCGGCTCGGGGATATAGTAAGACCTGCGTCGGTATACCATACCAGCCTGAGCTTACCGTCTTTATCCATGACAGCATTTTTGCCACAGTACGCAGCAAGCACACTTATAGCCTCAATGATGGTAAGCCCCTGCAGGCTATCGACTTTGTAGGTAACATCATCCGCCCCGCCTGCATACTCTATACCTATTTTTTTGCATTGCTCCTGCAGGATGACCGCAATTTTTTGATTGCCGGATAGAGCACTAAAAAACCCTTTATAGCAAAGGGCAAAGTTATCATATGCTGTAAGTTTAATGAATTCTCCAGAACGCACTGGTTTTTCTAAGTTGTACACACCTTTTTTTATCCACTCTACAGTACCATCGTCCAGCTCTAAACCAATATACGGTATCGCTTGACGTCCTTTAAGGATAGTGTTTTTAGGCACGTCTGTGAGGATAAATTCAATATAGGAGGACACAGCATCCCCAAACGTGATTTGTTCGGATGAGTTTGTACCGCCTTTAAGCTTAAAGCTCTTTATACCAGTATACTCAGTTCCTGCAATGTCGATTTTCAGCCGGAAGTGGCGGCCAGATTTGCTAACCGCCGTTTTGTATTTATCGGATGTGGTTATCATCGTACCACCTCCCTGCACTAATCTTCGATTTTAAGCATAAACTCGATTGATTCAAGCTCATTTGCTGTCAGTTCAACACGGTCTAGTTCATCCAGAGTCAGTTGTCGCACGTCGATTTCTTCCTCCAGTTCTAGCAGCTCTTTGTATTCGTCAAAAAACTTTTTCCTAGCCTCAATGTCACCATCCGGTATAGAGTAGTTACCATCTTTTTCGACACCGTACTTTTTGACCAGCTCAGAGCGTTGCTCCTCCAGAAAGACCGCTTGCTTTTTTACAGACTCCAGAGTCTTTTTGATATGGTAGGACTGCTTTGCAGGTAAAGCGGTGTTGAGCATCTTGCCAAGTGCTGGCTGTGCGTCCACAATCTGTTTGTTTTTAAGCTGCATCCTTGTTACCTCCTGCCAGTTCCGCGATAATCGCATCCTGCTCTGTGTATATTTCATCCTCTGCTGCAGCTTCTGCCGCTCTAACCTCTGTGCGATTTGCCTTGTAGAGAGTCTGATTGCTGATGTAATGCGTCAGATTTGCGTTTTCCGGGTTGCTGGTGTTGATTACAGCCTTTACCTGCTCGACCTGTACGTTGTCTACCTCGATATTTTTTGTTATCTCAATATTTTTATTTGATTTTGTAATTACTGCCATAATATCCTCCTTATTGCTGTATTATTTTTACAGTCGCTTTTTTATACCAATAGATGCCATCACCTAAGAGCCCTATATGCTCCTCGTTAATTGTACCCCGGTATGATGTGATGGAGAGGTTTGCACCTCCACCACCGTTAAAAACAAAAGGGAAGAATCCTGCAATCAGATTTTTCTTAATTAAACCCATTTCTGACTCCCGGAGTACTCCCCACTCAATCGTTATTGTTTTTTTCTCGGCCACGACGTCACCAGCCATAGCGCCGCTTGACGTACGTCCGGTGTTGCTTGACCATATAATCTCGTTGTCAATTTTTATGACGGTAGGCGCAGGCAGCGCCACACCGTTTGCCGTGAGTATTGCCATACCCGCACCTCCTATAAATTAAAACGGCTCTTGCCATTTTTGCGAGCATCCTTGTTATGCTCATCTGTTACACTCTCAAATAAATCCTTTGGTGAGATATATGCTGTAGTGTCTTTATCCTGCACAGCCTGTGTGACCTCATCAAATTTTTCGCGCAAGTCTTTGATTGCCTGTACGACATCAGCCATAGACACCTCATCCTCATCACTCTGAGACTCTTTCCATTCATGTTGTACATTTAACGACCTTTCTCCGGCAAACGCGATCTTCGGCTCCTGTAATGCTGCCTGCATGGCTCCTGACATGGATTGAGATAAGCTCTTGACCTGACCTATAAATCTTGGTGTGCTTGCCGCCAGAGTTCTACCGAGCCCCTCCATCATATGAGGCATCCATTGCTCATACTCACGTAGAGGGCCAGTATCTGGCCGTGTAAAGTGTAGCCATGATGCAACGATGTTAGCGGCTTTTTTTACCTCGTTGGTTACTTTATAGGCATAATCTTGGATACCGTTTGCAAACCCTGATATCATGTGCCCGCCCCAAGTGTAGGAGCTGCTCCCAAGACCGCTAAGCCATGACGTGGCTTTATTTACGCAACTCTGCACGGTAGACTTAACATTAACTGATCCAGAGCCATTCTTAAAGTTATTCATCATCCCCTTGGCCTTGTTGTACATGTCACTGTACATCGTACCGCTAATCCACTTGCTTGTTGCACTCAGATTACTTGTTACAGATGACTTCATGCTTTTGCTGCTTGAATCTACAGTATTTTTCGAATCCTTAAAAGTACGTGAGATATCATTTTTAATCGATCCGCACTTGTCAGACACAAAGGTGACCAGAGGTCCCCACGCATTTTTAGTATCATTGCTCATGCCACGGTTTGCACCGATTAGAGAGTCGCGCGCATTGTTAAAGTTCTTTTCAATTGATTTTCCCGCTTTCTCTGAGTTGACACTTACATCATTACGCACTGTATCAATGGAGTCTGCGACTACGCCCTTTATACTCCCCCAAGCGCTTTCCGTGTTCTTGTCAGATCCGTTCCACACTTCGCTGATTTTATCTCCAATTTTCCCAAAGATATCGCTTGCTCCTTTTTTAAGGTCTGACCATGTATCACTTAAGTTTTTTGATATTTTGCCCCACTTTTCGGATGTCCATTTTTTTACGTCATCCCATTTCTCGCCAACCCATTTTGCTACATTTTTCGCCGCTTTCTTGATATCGTCCCAATGTGTTACAATCAATGCAACACCAGCTGCTACTCCTCCAATTAGCAAACCGGTCGGCGAGAAAACTACCGAGCCAATGCTAGATAGTATAGGCCCTGCCTTAGCAACAATTCCTGTTGCTCCTGAAACAATTTTCCCTAAACCGCCTGACCCTAATAATGTTTGTACTCCACTTGCTACTTTTGGCAATACATCTTTTAAGATACCGGTTCCTAGAGATGCTAAAGATTTCAAACCACCTGATACAAAATTCAAAGCTGCACCTTTTAGATCAACCATTGAAAACACTGATTTCAAGCCCTTAATTCCTGCTAATAACGCTAAAAATACAGTTCCTGAGCCAGAATTGAAAAGACTTGTAATAACTCCACTAAATGCTTCCCATATAGCGCTTCCAACTTTAGAAATAATACCCCACCAATCAATATTCGAAAGGAATGTTCCAATACTTTTTCCGATTTGCCCCCAGTCGATCCCCTGTAGCGCTGTAAGCAGCGTATCAAGGATACCCAACGCTGCATCACTGAGTGTCATTCCAAAATCAGCCCAATTTATATTACTAAAGAAGGTATTTATACTCTTGGCTATGGTATCGCCCAGCTTCGTCCAATTGATATTTTCAACAAACGTGTGTACCGAGCTAATCGCTCCACTCAAACCTTTCCCAAGAGATTCCGTAAATTTTGGTAAATCAACACTGTACACAAGACCCATTACTCCATCAGCCAGAGCCTTGCCAATAGCAGGCCAGTCTGCGGTTGTCACAAACCCATAAAGCATGTCAATGCAAGCTTGTACATATGATCCTATTGTATGCCCTAGCTTATCCCAGTCAACGCTGTACACAAGACCGTTAAGCCCCTGAGCCAGAGCTTTACCTATTCGCTCCCAGTTAATGCCAGTAAACAACAAATACAACGTATTTACGATAGTGTTGATTCCGGCGCCAAACATTCGCCCGATATTTTCCCAGTTGATTGTGTCTATCAAGCTGTTAAAGAGCTCACAAAACCCGTCGCAAAACTCTGTGATGGATTTGCCTAAGTTATCCCACGATATCCATTTTGTAAATGACGCTACAGCCTTATTGACCTGCTGACCTATGAGCTTACCGATGCCAGCATAGTCACCCTTAGCCCATAAGTCTTTAAGTTGCTTGACCCATTTTTTAATAGGTCCGTCATCGACATCAGTCGGTGTGTAGACCGGCATATCGCTCCCGCCGCCACCTCCGCCGCCAGAGCCGGCAGAATTATCCGCATCATCCAGCTTGTTGATCTCATCAAATCCCATGAGTGACCTACGAGCTTTTTCCGACGCTTTAGCTGCTTTGTCAGCAGATGAGCCATATGCACCCATCGCATCCTTTGCTGCATAGATACCGGATGTAGCCTGCTTTGTTGCTGACATTGACTTACCAAACAGCGCAGACATAAAAGCCGCTATATAGCCGGTCACCGTGGCCAACGCAGACATAAGCGCATTAAGTGCGGGCATGATTGCCTGAAAGATAGGTGTAAATGCTGTGGCCAAATTAGAGCGTATCTGATTTAAACTGTTTGCAAACGCAGTATTTGTCATAAGGGTAGCCCCAATGTTTTGAGCGAGTGCCATAATGCCTCGGCTCACTAGGGGGAAGATCAGCGAGAAAATCGTAAACGACTTAATCAGCTGACCTACGCCCATATGAGCGCGCCCCATACCGTTTGAGGCCTTTTTACTGGCTGACCCTATACCAAGCAATCGGCTTGCAAAAGACGCCGCATGCTGTCCTGCTGATTTTAGCCCATTACCGAATTTCCGTGTTATCGTAGACGCTAAGGCCTTGCCTGCGCGTTTCGCGCTATTTGTTATACGTTCCAATCCTGTAATGAGACTGTTTAAGGTTACGCCTGCTACCTTACCTTTTAAACCACCGATGCTTTTAGCATAATATTCAACTGCAGCTCTTGCTTTGTTGAATGCTCCGGACGTAGATGCCACCTTATTAGCAATAGACGTGAATCCATCTGCGGTAGATACAGGCAATGCCAATTCAGGAAAATCAGGAAATTTAATAGGCATCTGAGATTCTTGCAGATCATTAAATGCCGCTTTCATATTCATTAGATTCGATTCATTACCGGAAATAGCTTTTTTTAAATTTGCTATCTTAGAAGTAAGAGTCGTTATCGCACGCCCTGTGTCTACCCCGGATAGTTGTTCTAAGTGCATTTTCAGATATTTTATATCCCCAACACATTTTTGGATTTCAGATTCAACACTCTTTAACTGATCATTCAAGGCTATTTTCCCGGATATTGTGGTTGCTTCTCTCATAGCTTTTTTCATTCCTGCAGCCGTTCCGGTAAGCTCTTTTATTCTTTGTTGATTCTGAGCAATTTCGTTGCGTATTGTAGCAAAACTGCTCCGAATATCATTAACGTTGTCAAGCTCATCATAATACTGTTGTAGTTGTGCTTTTTGAGAAGAAACCTTTTCCGTGGTGACGGATATCTGATTACTGATATTTGCCATTTGCGCTTGTACGGAAGCAGTATCCATCGTCATTTTTGGTATTTTTATCTTGGGTATGGATACCGGAGGTCCCCTCACACTAGGACCCTGTGAGGCTGTTGTACTTGGCTCTGTGTCGCTCTGAGCCTGTCTGTATGGCATCTGCACACCAGACATTTGCTTGACCATGCCCGCCATCTGCTCAACAAAAGCCTGCATTTCAAGCTTTGTACGGTCGAGTGTAGCCTTTACAGATTCATTCATCTTGTCAAGACTTGCCACAAGAGACTGCCTAAGGTTTTTAAACATATCCCCGCTCATAGCGTCTACCTGCTTACGTATCCGGTCAGCTATCTTACTCGACTCTGCCTGTATATCTTTGTCAAGGTCTGATTTTATCTCCAGATCCATTTGTATAGACCCTGCACTTGTTGCTCCCACATCATCACCTGCCTTTCTAAAGAAAAAAAAAGGAAGCTATTTACTCATGTCCATAAACATCGCATAGACTTCTTTCATAACTTCCTCTTTATTCATGCTCTCAATCATTCTCTGGGTTTGTTTATCTCTCCATTCATCCCGAATACGGTGCTGCTCCTCGCTAAAGTGCTCCAGCGTGTCAGCGTCATCCTCTGCTCTAATGGATATGATATTGCCCAAAGGTGTGTCTGGCATGATGCCTGCTAGAAGCGTGGTAAACTCAATCCAGTCCATCTTATCGTCATACAGGTCCTTTGTAGGGTACTGCATGGCAAAAGAGGACTCTATCAGCTCCCAGTCCTCAAAGATATCATACCAGCGATCTACTTTTTTTCTTCCGGTGTTTCCTCGAAATCTACCTCTGTATCGCCGATAGCCGCCATTATTACAGCCATGATATCGTTTGTTGCGGCCATTGTCATATTGCTCTCGTTGATATAATCAAGAGCCTCTTTGCCGAGAGCAATCTGTATGATCTTATCAATCATTTTAATGTCAGATTCCGGATCGTCTTCCGTCTTTTTCTGCGCTTTCTTGACCTCAGACATAATCAGCAACACATTAGTTTTAGACGTATTGATAGGATACTTATGCTCTGCGTCGATTTCAACTACAGGCCTCTCGTTGCGGTTTCTCAGGCGGTCTATAACATCGTATCTGCGTCCCATCTTAAGCGCCTCCTTCTGGTGTTGTTGGCGCCGGTACAAAGGTAGGCTTTCCGTCGAATATGATATCAAGCTCCAACGCGGCAACATTTGTGCTATCGCCGCCTGGTGCAGCTTTAACATCCAGCACACAATTACCAGTAATGCTAGAACCATCCGGGAATTCAATAGAATACTTAGTACTACAATCAAGACCATCCTTCCACAGTACAGTATAAACATAATCGTTCCCCTTATCTCCTACGCTTCTTTTACCTTTCAAGGATACAGTAACTGCTTTGGCAGTTGCTAAAGCTCTACCCCATCCTCCCTGGTCCATCGGACTCCATTTTTCCACATTGCTTTCAATGGATAGGGAGAATGACTCCATATCCTTAATGGACGCCATATCCTCCTCTGCGCTCGCAAGTCCTTTTGTCCCAATGCTAAAAACGATGTCAAATACCGGATATACACCGGTCGTTACTTTTGCCATAAATTACTCCTTTCGCTCGTATGTGAGCCATGTTTCAATTACATATTCGTATATCCCATTTGTATCAGTCCCCACACTTATGGGTTCGTCGCTCCTCATATCACATTTAACAATTCGATACCCACCAATGACCGGCTGCTGCCCGTAAAAAAGAGCATGTATGCTTTGGGCTACACGCTCAGTTTCGTCGGGATTTTTTGACCAATGCACTACGATAGATATGCCCTTGACAGCTGTTGTAGTGTTTTGTAGGCCGCCTACAGCTAATACGCTGCGGTTGCTCGTTAGATTGCGCACACAGACCGTTTTATCCTTAGACACGTCATAAGTACCTATCTTCCAGACATCCGCTGAGACCTGTGTTTTGAGCCAATCCTTGACGTCTTTTAAAGTCATCATGTGATAACTCCCCCACTTTCTTGCTTTAAAAACTTACAATAGGTATCGATGACCCACTGTTTGCCCTCTTCATCCAGATAGAAGTCCATCCAGTGATCCTGTGCGTTCGGGTTTTTAGTACGCTGAAACGTAGCGTCATCTAAGTTAAAGTACCATCGGCGCGCATATAGTGTGTCAAATACAATACTTGATACTAGCTCTGTATCAATATGCCCATCATCCACAAAACCGCTACGTTCTAGCTCTCCAATGTCTTTTGGTGCTACACCCCGAGATACAATATCTGACAGCATCGCATGTGCCGTGAGCACGAGGGCTCGCTTTTTTGCTTTGTCAAGCTGTGCCATCGCCTCCCGATTGATTTTAACTTTTACGCTTTTAACTCTCATAACAAATCAACCTCCGTGCTGTAGATAACACCCAGTAGCTTTGGCTTTCGCACAGCGTATATCTGCTTGCGCTCCGCACCAATCTGTACAAAGCCCTGGAAAGCTATCTTGCCATCCAGAGCCTGTACATCGCCATGTATGATAAGCATACCGCTGAGAGATATCTGCTTACTGTCTTTGCCGTATACAATCTTTGACTTTTCGTCGTAGATCGCCAATCCATCATAGATAACAGTCTTGATAGGCCCCTGGTCCTCTGTGTCCTGCTCCTGATTTACGATGATGTGTGTCGTAGCCTCATGGCTAGGAAACGGGAAAGGGCTCGCAATTACAACACCAGGCATCTGAGTCCTGTATCCTCTAAGAGATTGATTATCTCTTGCGTAGTGCTGATACCGCCGTAGGTTACATTGGCCATCTCAACTTTTGTGCTGCCTGCGCTATAGCCTTTTAGCGGACTATTGATATACGGACCATACTGCTTGATATAATCAGCCTGCAAGCATACAGCACGTTTTATGAGTTCTTGCTGATAAGGCGATAGATTATCATACCCTTTTCCTTTGATGCGACCAAAACAAAGGTGGTCGATGCTGTACTCCGCATCTTTTAAGGCTTTGGGGAGCTCGTCTTGTGATATGAGGGTACCGCCATAATCAGTGGTGTAGTATTCAAGTGTTGCATACATTTTGATCACCTACTTTTTCGGAGGTTTCTTTGCTTCTGCGAGCTCTGCTTTTAACTTCTCAACCTCTGCTTTGAGAGCTTCATTTTCTACGAGTTTTTTATCGTGTTCAGCCTGTAGAGTGGAGAGCTCGTTTTTTATAGCATTGTCATTGCCGTCCTCTGGCAGAGTATCAGTGACGGTATATCCGTGGTTTTCAAACCATTCAATGACACGCGGGTCTTTACACTCTGCTATGCCTTTAGCAAAGGCTACGCCGGCAGAGATACCGGTGTAATTCTTGTTAGGTGCAATTATTTTCATGTTACTGCACCTTAATCTTTCTCATTATACCTGCTGCTTTAGTGGCTTTCAGGACAACGGCTGATACCATTTCGACCTCGCCCTTTTTTACAGCTCCTGCAGTTGTAAAGTCAGGCAGCCATGTCTGTACTGGAGCTACGCCTGCCATAGAGCATGCGTGGAAGCCATCCAAGCCTAACCGCGCAGCATACAAGGACGTACACCCGATATCATCGCCAGTCGTAATGATTTTTGATACGTTTTCGTTTGTTCCGGCCTTGGCACCTAAGTCAATGAACGGGATGTTCCCATAAGACTCTACCTGTTGGCCAAATTCATTCATTGTAGTCTGGTACATGCTGGAACGACGAGCACAGGCTCTAAGTTTGGCTATCAGTTTGATATTGCCTGCAATAAATGATGGTGTTCCGTCTAAGCCCATGAGAAATTCATCCAGCAGATCAAGAAACAACTTATAGTTTTTATCCACCATTTCGCTTGTTGACAGATCGATAATCTCCAATGGTGTGTACTCAGTGCTTGAACCGGTAACAGCCTTTTCTAAGCCGTCAAACGCCTTTGCTTCTACGGCACTGTCCCCATTGATTACAGTGTCGTTGAACAGTGCAGATGCAGCTTTGATTTTCTGTTTCATCTGCAGGTCAACCTCAGACACGATGCCGCCCATATTTGCAATAATACGGTCAATCTCAAACGCTCCGCCAAAGATTTTCAGGTCAGCGTTGAAACGCTCTTTTTCAACCTCTTTAGTAGTGTACTCTTCGTTTACGTTACGAAATTCTGCCGTAGGCTGTGTTTTAAGTCTGGTATAGGCGTATGTCATGGTTGCCCCGCCACCTGTTGGAGAAACAACATCATCAAATGTCAGATGATCCCATAACCAATTTGATTTACGGTATTCGTCGATAACGCCCAGTTGCAAATCGTCCTGGACGTTTTTCTTTGCTTCTAATAATGTTACTGGCATATTTTTTCACTCTCTTTCTATTTGCCAAGTTTGGCTGCAATCGCATCATACATGGATACGTTGCCTTTAGGTTTCGGTTCTGGATTGCCATTAGCCCCAAGCACTATTCCCGGCTTAGGCTGCGGTTCCTGTGGTTTAAAAGCCGGTACAGCTTCCAATACCGTATTGATAGCCGTCGCGATATCCTCGTCTTTCAATTCTCCATTTTCTGGCAGCTGAATATCCGCAAGCTTCAATACAAAAGGTATCTGTTTGATATCAATACCAAGTTCTAACGCCTTTAGCGTTGCCTGTTTTTCAAGGCGCGCTGCTGCTGCCTCCTGCTGTGCCTGTCGCATCTGAGCTTGTATTGCATTTAGGTCTGGAGTATTTGCGGCTTTATCGGACTTATATTTATCTAGTGCCGCTGTGATCTCCTCTTTTGATAACCCCTGCTGTTTGAAAAAATCTTTAAGAGCTGCATCGGACGCTCTTGTTGCGCGCGCATCTGCAATGGCGTCTAATTGCTCCTGTGTATATCCTGCATTGGGCTGAGGGGCCGGCACTGGTGCAGGCGTGGGAGTTGGTGCTGGATCATCACCGAAAAGCTGAATTTCCAGCGGAAATCTTAATCTTTGCTTCATAATAACCTCCGTTTAAAGTCTGTCAGACTATCCGTTCTTTACCCTCTTTTACGTTGGAGCATTATTATTTCAGGTGTGCCCCGAAATAGGGCAGTTTTCTTTTTGGCGGGTCATTCATGTACGATGTCCTTCCCTTCATTCTCTTTCCACAAAAAATGCAGGTATCGTGATATTTAACGACCATGCAATTTAATTTAGTATCATAATAACAGTGACTTACTGTCACATAAGCGTGTCGGCACATATCATTCGCCTTGTGGGGTTGCCACTAAAAAAGCACCCAGTTTATGAGTGCTCGTTACCTATGTTAATCTTAAACGCTTGTTTTCTTAAATCACGGCATTCCTGCATATAGCGCACAAAGAGGGCTTTTTGCTCAGCAGTAGCATCCTTTGATATCTGCTCTCCGATAATCAAGCCGTCCTCGTCGTACACATAGCTCACTAGGTCCTGTATTTCTTCTGGCGGCGATGCCAACATATCACTTCACCCTTTCTTTTAGCACTTCAAGGAATATCTCTTTAGCCTTGGAATTAGATTCATCCGAAAAGCCCTCAGCGAAAAACTCTGCAGCTGGCAGCATTCCTGCAACGTTTGCATATGCGGAAAAATAACTTTCAACGTTTTCCGGTGTATCCTCTACTTTCAGCCGCTCAAAGACTTCTTGCCTTATCTCTTTAGCTATCCTATTTTCGGATAAATCGTCAATGAGCTTTTGCAAGGACTCATCACTATACGCCTTGTCGTACAGCAGTCCGTGCTTGCGCACATAATAATCGTAATTTAGGACATGCCCCATTTCATGGCGTATGATACCCGCGATGCCGCTTTTCTTTGTCCATCTGTGCCGTTTGTAGCTTCGTTCAGTGAGTAGTTCTGCCTTTTCGACGGTAAGGCCTTTATTGATTCCGAGACTGACCTTAATGCCGTCATTGGAAATGCTAATTTCTGCAGCTGCAGTGCCTTTATCCATCGTGTGTACATCGCTTATAATGCCTTTGAGATTAGGGTACTCCTTGTATATCTGTGTAAGCGCTCTATCCACTTCCAGTATAGTACGTTTATCAACGCCTTGCAACGCTGAGCTCTGAAAATTATCTAGCTCTGAGACGACCTTGTGCGTAGGACTGTGCACCTTCTCTTTCTTCTGGCTGCGTTTAAACTCAGGATGCTCCTCCAAAAAGTCTCTGAGATTTTTCTGCGCCTGTCTCAGATTAGCCCTCGCCTCTTTCCGGTCTCCATCCTCCACAGTTCCAGCAAGGATTCTCTTACGCTTGCGGATTTCGCGTTCCAGCTTTCGCTGCTTCTGTTCATTGTTGTAATTTTTTAGGGCTATTTTTGGGTCTTGCGGTTTTGGCAGCCTTGTAACACCATCAAAGTAAGTCGCAAGCGTGTGCCGGCAGTTTGGATGCAGAAGCCCTGCCTTGATAGCCTCAGAAAGTAACTTGTATTTGCCTTTGTATCTCGCTATATACTCCTTGCTAGGGTGGCTAAATACATCGTCAATGAGTATTTGTCCTTGCCAAGGCAAACAGAGCTTACAGGCATTTGCATGAGCTGATACAAAGACCAGATGCACACCTAACTCGTCGCGTTTGCTGCCCTCACCAAGCAGAGTTGCTCTATGGCTTGCTGTGCGTAACGCCATTTCTGCGTAATCAGCGATATTGACATGACGACCGTTACTGTATACTATGCAATCTATGCCCTTTGCAAGAAAATCCTCTGTAGCCTTGTCAATTGCCTTGCCGAGCGAGATTGCTCCACTGGCCAGTTGATACTCGGCCTTAAAGATTGTCTGCCGGTACACATCATCCATCTTGCGATATACGGCTTGCTGTGCATCATCAAAGTCTTTTGTCGTTGACTTGACAAGAGCATCGAGTTTTTTACGGTTCACACCGAAAAACTGCGTCTCTTTAGGCGGTTCTTCGCCAGGCAGGCCTGTATTGGCACCATCACGCGGTAATTTGATATCAGCTTTATGTTCTCCTACACTGAAATGGTCCCGCAATACTCGTTCAATCGTCTGTGTGATTCGCTTTTTAAAACGATATATGACGCTGGTTGTCTCCTTGCGGTACTCTTGCAGATTTCTAAGCTTAGCCTTTTGCCACATTTCCCAGCTAAAGCCTCGCGTTTGCTCCTCCATCTTGTGATTGATAAAATTTCGTCGCAAAGAGGCCATCAGCTCCAATTCCATTTCCACAAATATATCTCTCAGTGCGTATGGGTCTTTTTCTTTCTTGGCCATTACTCATCCCGCAGGTAATCGTCTGGCGTTGGAGCCGTCCCGCCTAGATCGTCAAACTCATTTATACCGGGCTCTGGAAAAGAAGCACTGTTGTCTTTTTCAATAAGCTGCAATTCTTCCTCGATTTCTTTATCTGTCCATGTATCTCCATACATTTGTTTCAGAGCCTGCTTTGTACTCATTACACCACCAGTCTTAGCAGTCACTACAGTTTCGACAACCTTGTCAAAGGTAGGTGTTCCATATTCACCGAATTTAACCGATGCCTCGTACTCGCCTATAGATTTTTCACACATGTTATCGTAAGTCATCATACAGACGGAAACCACTTCCGGGATAATTTCAGTAAGTACATCAACAATCTTGTTGCACGATGTGATCGTGGCTTTTTCCTTTTCGCGTTGACTCTCGGAATTATCCGTCTTTTTTAGGTCAATGCCTAGTGTTCCGGGGCTGATAATGCCCTGCAAACACATGTCCATAAAACTTGCGTAGGACTCCACATAAGCTGCGTAATTGATATCTGCCTGAGATAGCGTTACAACCTCTTTTGCATCCTCGGCAAGGTTTGCTCCTGCCTCAATATAGTCGTTGTCAAATACGTTAGGAGATAATATCTCTCCTGTATCAGTGTCTCTCGGGAGCATATGTTTTGGGATGTATCTGTATACACGGCCTTTGCGTATAGCATCTATCCATTGTGACACAACCTCGTCTAATGCGTCGAAATCATCGTTTTTAGACGTAAACACACTTTCTCCTCGTCCTTTATACTTTATGGATTTGAAAAACATCACAGGCACTCCCATGATGTAATCTCCGGCAAAAGTATTATGAGGCTGTAAAGCCGCGCAATCCTCTACCTTATTTAATTCAACTTCATCGCCGCGTGCATTATAAAGCTTATAATCAATAAATCCACGCCCATAATGCTCGTGCAGGCAATACTCTGCCATGTCCTGCGTATACGATGTATGAAATATGATTTCCTGCAGACGGCCACGCTTATACACATAGCTGACTCTTTCGCCACCGTAAAACTCAATGATTGGATACTTTGATAGGTCGGTATCCACCGATATCTTAAAAGCTCCATCACCATCCACGAGAGTTTCGGAAATACACGAACCCACCTGCTGTGGAAACTTGTTATCTTTTGATATGCTGTCCCACAGTTCCTGCTCTTTAAGCTCTATCTTGTCCATATCTGCAACAACAATATCAGACAGCTTGTTTGTAATCATTTTAGGCAAGCCAGTATGCATCTTACGTATGGCACTACCCTTTGACGGTTCAGCAGCCCAGAATTTTGTTTTTGCCGAGCCCTTCCACTCTTTGGCCACTCTTTTAAAGTATTGCTCTAATTCGTTGGGATCGCCACGATACCACAGTCGGTTACGCAGCGTTTCAGTTTCGTATGTGTCTCTCTCATAGATTGTTATTGTTTTAGGATTCGCTGGTTTTATGTCCAGCAATCGAATCGCTGCCTTTTGTAACATATTTTTTAATCGCCCCATTTCTACACCTCCAGGTATCTTGCATATGGATGTATGCCATACTCTCCGCTATCCAAACAATCGACTGGATAACTTCCGTCATCAACACGCACCCACTCGCCCTTGGCTTTTTCATCAACATCCCATACAGCATTCTCATATGCTTCAATCCAAGGCTTCATGTGGTTCATAATTTTTAACCGTCCTTGATTCATGAGGATGCACTCTAAGCGTATACGTGCCACGATGCCGTCCTTTTTATATGACGGGTTTACAGTAATGTATATCCCTCTACGCTGCAGCTCATTGCTTAACGCCTGCCGGAACAGCTTATCAGCTGACTCGCAAAAGATATCGCATGAATTAAAAAAGAAAGGCACATAAAAGTGATATGTCCTTTCCCACTCTACTATCTTATCTACAATCTCTTTTGCATACTTGTCATGTGTGTAGCCCGATGTGTTTTTACCTTGTTTGTGATAATAGCCATCAAGCTTTATTGCCTCCCTATACCCCTCTGTAAAGCCTGTAAGGGTTGCAACCGTAGCATCTGTGCCGCCGATATCCACACCAATAGAAAACTGTACAAAGCGTTTACCCTTGTCCTTGAACTCCTTATCACTGATATAATCAGGCGTTATCACAACATCCTTGTAACTGTATCTCTCATAGATGCGTCCAGATGCAGCGGTGCGCCTGCCTAGTATATCCGCCTGATACCAGAGTGATGTTTTATCGTAGGTCAACAATACCTCACGCAGCTTTGCATCAGAGAGACTCATGTTGTCCGCAATCGTGAAGTGCTCGTAGTTATATCCTTCGTTTTCTCCTCGGGCCTTTAGCTCGTCTTGATAGTCCAAAATGTCACTATAAAACCAATGACTAGGTGACATAGGGTTAAGGTCAAAAAACAGCTGACGCTTTGTGCTGGCCAATGTACGGTCAAATACTTCTTGCACAAACGATTGGTGACACTCATTGACCTCTGTGATGTATACAGTGCCATAGGAGTTACCTTTGATACGTGCTGCATCATTTACCTTACCACCGCCTGCACATATGACTATCTTTTCTCCAGTACGCGTCTGAACGTATAATGCATCCCGCTCTTCATACTTTCCTTCACGGCATCGTCCCTTGAATATGTGTTTCAAGCCAAAGCCGTTACTGTCAATCACGTTCATTTTTGCGGTTGCCAGTGTCACCCCTGCAACTAGATGCAACCTGTCAGGATGGTCCTCTAAGACGGCACCGTACGCCATCGTGTTAAGGATGTTCTTTCCTGCTCTTTTTCCGCCCTCTGCGACATTGAGCCAGCACGTCATGCAACGCTTTACGTACTCACTCTGCTTTATCGTCAGAGGTGCATACGGTATCACCGTTTAGACTCCTTTCAGGAATAGGGTTATTGATTAGGTCCGCGATGGAATGAATCTGCTCATTGAAGTTTGTTGCATTGGTGTCTGGCACTTTGGACTTAAGTATATTTATGCGTGCTCTCTGCTCCTCAGTTATAACAAGGTGATCATACAGCCAATCAAGAGCTTTGTTAGAATCATACAACTTTATAGACACGCCATCTTTGCCACGCTTTACTTCGTGTATGATGGTTCCGTCTACTTCGCTGCTTTCCTTAAATTCTACATAACTGTATTCGATTCCTGCATCATTGGTTTTTACACCAAATGACACGTAGTCCGTGATGTCTGCAAATGCTATCTGCATCTTCTTTAAGATAATGTCCTTAGCTTCCAGTTTTATTTCGTTACGCATCTCATTAAGTAATTCTGTGATAGCCTGCTGAATTGCAACCTTTTTAAACAACGTTGCCGCATGCCCGCAGGCATTAACATAACTACAATCGAATGCCTTTTGATATGCTTTGACCTTGTTACGATACTTTACATAATACAAACAAAAAAGACGCTGTTTCTCGGTCAGCTCCTCATTGTTCAGTGTTTCTATTTCCTCCGGCAGTAGCTCTGTTTTAGGCGGCTTCTCTATACCATTGTTCTGTTTAGTAACGTTATCTTTCGGAATAGTAACGTTACCTTTCAATTCCTCGTCCCAGTGATCTAATGATTTCCACCTACGAATCTGTGTATCTTGCTTACCTACAGCTTTAGCAATATCCTTTAGCAGCATCTTACCTTTGCTATCAAGATACATCCGCTTAGCTTCGTCTCTGCTGGGACTTCTTTGCCTTGGCATAGATTAACCTCCTTTCGTTATAATTCCACTTCAGTTGACTTTATTTCATTGATATAGTGTGATTCAATTACATTCTTGTTTATCACGCTATCATATGCTGCCATTATCTTTGGCATCTGTATTGCCATCCAGTCAACCATCTCCTCATTCACAGCCCATGCCTCATGTGCAGCGCTGCTCTGGTCCATGCCGGATTCAAACAAAAAAGCGTGTATAAGTTCGTGTCTTAATACATGCCTCTGCATTTCTTTCAGATTGTCTGTTTTGAATTCCGCCGGGATGTCATTTTGCTCACTTATGTGGATTTCCTTGGTATAGAAATCTGTTTCTCCTCCTCTACCATCAAGGGAAGGAACATATTTGATTCTGTATACCGTGCCTAACACGTTTACCTTCATTTTCTTTTTCTCCTATATTCCCAGTGTCTGCTTGCATCATATCCAACTGTGTTTTCAGTCCGCCTGCGTGCGTTTTCTGTGTCCAGCGCCTTACGCTCTGCCTTGTACCATTCGCACGTCCCGTGGCATCCTGGATGGCGTTTAGGGCAGTCTTTACATACTGTGATCATCCAAATCCTCTGGAGTAACACAGAAAACTAACAACAATATCCACCATAAAGAGTAGTTGATACACATGTATAATGCCAGTGTAATGAGGTATGCGTTGAATAACAGACAACCTATACTGATGAGTAAATCACATATATATTTGTATTTCATCCTTCCAGTTCCTTCTTTCTTTTACTAAAGCAGAATGAAAATCCGAATACATTTAGCTGTAACCATGCCTCTGCGTATTTCTTACCATTCTCGGTATACTTTGTGATATAGTGATGTAGCATTTGATACGCCTTCCTTTCTGAGTAAGATAAAAGCACGTTTTCTCCTGTATCCCTTATAACGGGCAGTTCTACGTGCTTTGTTTAATAGGCGTTCGGTTAATAGCATACGTCTATGCATCCTTAGCCTCTATAGAGTTATCTGTGCCACATTGTTAAGAGGTGCGATAACTACGTTTTAATTTTAAAGCGCCCTTTTCAGACGCTTTACGCTGGTAAGTCCGCATAGGATTCCTTACCGCTTTTTCTTTTGGTTATACCGCCAGGGCAACCAATATATCTAACAGGTTTTCTCATTAGTATGAGGTCCTTCCCTGCTTTGATATCAATTACAGCGCCTTTTTTATGTCTCCCTACATGAGTGCGCTGTCTCATCATTGACCAACTCGTTTCCTGCTGGTTTGCCAAGCTCATTTCGTCAGCCCAGGCCCTTAAAACGCTTGCTTCGTAATTTGCATTGAGGGTGTTTTGAAGCAAGGAAGCATTTACCCTAATCTACAGACGATACATGGATGGGGGGATCGTCTGTAGATTACGGCAGGCATCTTAGGATGCCGCGTAAGTAAATCCAAAGGGGAAAGTGAAGCACAAGGAAGAGGATCGCGCCTCATCCCCCGTACTTCCACGATATCATAATACCACGTTTTTTTGTGCAAATAGTGTCATCTTTATACAATTTTGCGATATTATTCTGTTAGCAGCCCTATACATTGCTGATGGATCATTATAGTGATAATCTTCCATCACTCGTTTATAGTATTTCTTTTCAATGAACAAGTCCACAACCAACTGCCTCTCTACAGGATTCTCTATCATGCCGATTTTTCGATTAACATCGTTTATTCTTCTTATGTAATCGTTTCTTTCTCGTATCACTTCCTCCTGTATCATCAACGGTTCCAGTTTATCAGATGCATATGGATTCCTTGCATTTTCACGCTTTGGCTCATCGTTACCATTTGGACACGATAACCCAGTTAATATCACATCATATTCTTCAATCTTTTCATTGCAAACCAGAATAGCTTTCGTGTAATACTCTACGCTCTTGCACTCTCTTTTAAACTGTTCAATTTTATCTTTCACAGTTAGCATACCTATCGCCCCTCTCTTTCATTTATGACGCATATCATCATAAAGGTAAAATACAGCATTACTGCCAGTGCTATATCAATCATGAGTAAACCTCTTCCAGATACTGCTGCAGCTCTCCGATTGTATAAAACAATAATTGTAGATTTTCTTCATGCAGCACATATGCGCTTTTTCCTGCAATTCTGATTTCATCAATTTTAACATTATATACTTTTTCTAAGGTCGTTCTCCGCATTTTTCAACCTCCTCACTGCCATCCGGAAAGCAAACCACAACCTGCTGTTTGTATGTATACGGCCGTCTATGCTATTGTATTTTTTCATCGGTTACCTCCCCGCGATAGAAACGGTTTTCTTTAAATTCTATAAAATCTAAACTTGTTTCACATGAATCTGCATATGACTTAAAACTACCTTTAGGGTGTTCTTGGCTGGGTTCAAAAAGAATAACTATTTTCCTATACCATTTTTCCTTATCATCCCACACCCACATACCTTCATGCAAATTTTCAAATTTTAGAGGCGGATTGTTTGTGCGGCTCTTATACTTTGTATACACGCCGTTTTTAAAGCATTGTTGTACTCCTATATAGCACATTTTATCTTGCTGTATGCCAATGGCACATAAATCACATACGCATCTTACTTCACTCATCACCATTACCCCATAGCTCTTTCATTTTATTAAATTTTGCAGGAACGCTTTTCATACATTCCACGAAGTCGTCAGACGGTATCTGGTCTATGCACCCCATAAGAGAAGCCTGTACAAAGAGAATTTCTTTCTCTGTCAGGAAGCATGCAGCCATTTTAGCAAATGTGAGAATAACTTCTTCAAGTGTTGCGAATGGTTCAAACACAACAGCTTGACCATTTTTCTTATATAGCTTAATTTCAATATCACCTATTATTGAAGCTTCTTTCAAATCTTTTACACTTCTTAATGATTCGCTGCCTTTGTATGCTAATTCTGTAAGTTTATTCATATTCATACTCCTTAAAATGGTAGATCATCACTGGCGATATCCAGTGTACTGCTTGTAAAGTCATTAGAGTAGGACTGGCTGTTGTCACTCTGGTAGCCATGATTGCTTCCCTGGTCATAATCAGGTACATAGGCATTGCTGTTCGCATTGCTTGCAGCTGCGCTTTTGCTTTCCAGAAACTGTACACTGTCTGCGACAACTTCTGTTACATAAACGCGTTTACCGCTTTGATCATCATAGCTGCGTGTCTGGATTCTTCCTTCCACGCCGACCAGTGAGCCTTTGTGTGTATACTGCGCTACGATATCCGCTGTTTTATTCCATGCTACCGTGTTGATGAAGTCAGCTTCCGGCTGACCATCCTGTTTGAAACGACGGGTGCATGCTACAGTAAAAGAAACAACCGATGCACCGTTTGCAGTCTTACGCAGTACTGGGTCTTTTACAAGCCTGCCAGCTAATACCACTCTGTTGATCATATTTCAGCCTCCAGTCCCTAACAGAAGTTGTTTGTTCTGGTACAGCTCATATGCTGTATCCCCGTTTTTATTTACAAAGTAAGGCAGCATGATTTGATCTATTGTAACCATTTCTGTTTCCAA